AATACGAGGGCAAGCCCTAGCGCCTTTACCGCTATCGCTCTGTTGTGCTAGACGCTATGGGAGGCATTAGAAATGCCCCCTATACCCCCAAAATAAAATAACTCCACGTTTCACAACGTAGAGTTAAGAAAGCATAAATAATTAAATTTACATAGACATAAGACAAGTTAATGTATTATATTTGTAAATAAATTACAAATGATTATTAAATAATAAATTAAAAACTAAAAATATGAATTTTAATTTTATAGAATGTGATGATAAGTGGACTAAGAGGATACTAACAATAGTATTCACTATAATAGCAATTAAATTAGCTTTTGTTCTTATAGGATTACTTATTTTTTGTATTTACATACTAGCTATCTCATAAAAAAGCCCATAGGATTTAAGAAAGCACCTGCAACACCTCCAAGAGCAGAAATACCTTGAGGTGTTAAAAAGCCATTAGTATAAGTATTAAACGGATTCATAATAGAAAGAGACGGATAAGTTTGTTTCTTTAAATTATTATCCAATTTAAGTCCATGAGATTGGTTATTTAATAAATCTCCGTGTGCTGCTAAATTAGATAAATCAAATAAGAATCTTTGCTGTGCTTGGCCATTCTGTATATTAATATACTGAGTATTTGCATATAGATTATCTTGTGTAAATCTTTGCGTTAATGCTTGCATTCTAGCTAAGAAAGCATTAGAATTATTCAAAAATATTTGAGATTGAAGTTGTCTAACTTGTGTTCTTAGCAATTTTAAAGCTTCTGAATAATACCCATTATCCAAATTAAATTCTTTAATAATATTGTCGAGGTCTATAGATTTACCTTGACTTGCTAGAAGTGATATTTCCTTTACTGCTTTCTCAACTGCTGTCATTGATTGTCGAGACAAACCTAATGCATTTGCTTGCGCTAACGTCATTGGTGAGCCATCGGGGTTCGTCTGTGGTACTCCGTTTGCATCTGTATATTGTAATTGGTCTATTTTATTCATCATGTCCTGATGAAATGTATTTGCATCATTCATATTAGCTACAGCATTAGCTTGCTTGTATTGTGCTAAAGAAATCGCACCTAAAACGCCTCCATTACCTCCAGTTTGTTGGTTCATATAAGCATCTGCCAAATAATTACGGGTAAATTCTTGATTTTTATTTTTATAGTCCTGCATCGCTCCTAATACTTGCGAAAAGGAGTTACCCATATTTGCTATACCTTGTCCGAGTGAATTATCGTATCCACTTGGCATATTTTCACTAGGAGGACTACCTGCGGAATTACTTGCTACACTTTGGGCGCTTGCTTGACCATTGTAAAGATAGGGGTTATAACCTGCTTTTTCTATTCTTGCTCTTACGTTGCTTTCGTCTTGCCATTCAAAATTCTGTTGATTAATTTTGTCGTTATAATCTTGTTGTTTTTTTAAAAAATAATCTTGTACTTTTACATTCCAATCATTTTGACGTTGTTGTTTTGCCCAACTATTACCAGAGTTTACGGCTCCGCCAAATAAAGATGCTCCGGCACCTATTAAAGCGGCTCCAATTTGTGGTACTATATACTTATTTTGTGTAATGAAAGGAGATAAACCTACTTTATTACTTATTACATTTTGTACTATCATAGCTATTAAAGTTTAAAGAGTAGGGGAGTTTCCTCCCTTACTCAATTGTTGTTTATTCTGCTGAACTTGTTGCAGGTTCTGCCGATACATTTGTACTAGGTTCTGTATTAGCTGGGGTTGTTTCTTTTCCATTCTGAATACTTGTAACTTCTGCATAACTTGCTACTGCACTAGCGTACTTATCCATATCTGTTAAGGTTTGGTTTTTTCTGCTTGGTGTGGTTGCCATTATTGTTTCATCGTCTAATCCTTTGTTACTTCTATCTGTAGGTACTTTTTGCATCAATGATGCATATTTCTCTTTATCTAACTGGCTAGCAGTAGGAGAGATTAAAGTATTTACAGCACTTGTGGGGTTATGAGTTACATTATCTAGGGGAAATAATACATCAACTACTTTATTTATTTCCTCGTTAAAAGCTGGTAGTTCTGTATTTTCTGTGGCTGGTTGTTCCATTGCCTCTAACTCTTCCTCTGTCATATAAGGGAAGAAGATATTAAAACTATGCATATTATTGTTTCCTTTCTTTTTTTATTATACACGTGGCATTCCATCTACTGTCATGTCTGATACTTTTAGGATATTAAAATAACATTCTCCATAGAATTGGTCTGTCAATTCTGTACCATTATAATCAACTGCGAAAACGGAATCTAGCCAATGTGGGTTAATTTTTAAACTACTTATATTAAAGGTGTGTAAGAAGTCATTAGCACGAGCTCTACCAATACTCCAAAAAGAGAGAGGTTCTCCGTTCGAGAATTGTCCGTGATTTGTATCTAGTGCGGTTTTATATTCTGAATATCTAGGTTGCCAACCGAAAGCGGCTGATTTATATTTTTCAGATGTTATATTTCCGTCAGTATATTTCCATGAAACATTCTTACACCAAAGGGGTTGCATTCCTAGGTCTTCAAATTCAGGTATAAAGAAATCACCTCTTTGAATTTTTTGCACAAATGGATCAATCTTCGTTGAATCATACTGAACATCGGGAACTATTGAATAGATACACATAAGTATACCATGTTCTTTAGCATCGAATTTGATTTGTCCGTTACCACTTCCTGTAGCTTTTCCGGTAGTTCTACCGAGGTATCCACCGAATTTAGTATCTTTAGGTCCGGTTGTTGTTGTTCCACTTGTTTGGGTGACATCTCCAACTTGCATATTAGAGTCAAATCCACCTAAGTATTCACATTTTCCGTCTCTTCCCTCATCTACAGAAATACCGAAATGTGCTTCGATTTGTTCTTTATAGGTTTTTCCTGCACGCATTGTAATACTTGCAAGTTTATCAAGAGCAAAGGCATTTCTAATATCTGCAGTACTAAGTACACCACCACTAGAAAAAGTAGTAGAGTCAATAGCTATACCAGCAGTTCTCGAATCAGTAGATAAGCTTAAATCACCTGTAAAAAATTTAGGATTAAAATTATCTATATTGAATAGAGGAGTAGGGCGTAAGTTTGTATATATATCTTTACCAGCGTTGCGATAACGAAGAGTAAACCAATCATAATCCCAAGGTTCAGCATTAGTTGCAACCTTAATCTTACCATTATTTCCAAAAAAGTCTACATTAAAACTTTCTAGTTGATAATCTTCATAAGTTGAATTACGATAATGGTCTGAATATATTTTCTGATATGCGAGAGCTCTAAAAGGAGTAGCATTACCTAAATCTTTTGTTGCCTTGTCAGGAATATCTGTATAGGCTGTACCTGCACTATTAGCATATTTGCCATAACCTAAAAGGTCTAGCATTCTATATACACCATTTTTTTTAGGAAAGCCGTGTATATCTTTTTCTGTTCTATTTGAAAGAAATTTTAAAAAGTCTTGTATACTAAAACTAGGGGCATTTTCAATAGCTTTATTTTTAAAGCCATACATGTATGAAGATTTGTAATCTGACATACCGGTAATAAATTGGTCGAAAGACGCCCATAATTGTTTATAAGGAACGAAGAAGAATTCATAAACTCCTCTCATAGATACGAAAGCTGCACTATTCATAGGCAAAGTTCTCATAAAGTCACTAGCGTTAATTTCCACATGGTCGTGTGGCATAAGGTCTAGAGATAAGACGGGGAGGAGTGCGCCTGCGGGTGCGGTGAAAAGGTGACGCTGTGAAAGGTCAAAAGCGTTGCGAGGTCTATTCGCTTTGCTTGGTTTAATTAAAGGTACTTTTGAAAGTGACATAATTAATTGATTTTTAAATTATTATACATTTATGTTATAGACTTAATCCATAACACGTTCATTATTTATAGTTGTATTATTTAGTTTTTTAGACTTGTTTCGTCTGTCTAGTCTGTTTTTCTGTTCTTCCACATATTGTTCAAATACTTTTGTATTTCTAGCAGAATATTCATCACCATATTTTTTATGGTCGAAACTGCCAAACTCATTGTAAGGAGTTACCCAATACTGAAAAGAGGTATTAAAGATGTAATTTATATAAGGTCTTAAACGTTCTTCTTTTGCATTTTCAGTATCGAAAGATAAGTTTACACCATGTGGTGTATATTTTTTTACCTTTGGTATTGCATGTTTAAGCACGGGGAATACTTCTAGTTCTGCGGGGTAATATCCCACTTCATCTATTAAATTATTAAACTTATTATAGAACTCACGTAGTCTATCTTGTTCATATAGATATAAATACCTATCAAAGACAATAAGATAAGCCCTAGTAAAACCACCGAGGTAACTATATCGAATAGGGTTAAGTTCTTGAGATAGTTTATAAACGTTTTTAGAACTATACCAATTCTGGTCTTTATCCATTTCAAGTCTATTATACTCCTCACTTTTGTAAGTAGCGCACCAATTACGGAAATAATCTGCACGATTTTTTCGAAGATAACGAGAGAGATTAACTCTATCAAAGCTAATATTATTTTTAATAGCATAATTTATAAGTTTAGTATTTATATATTCTTTCCACTCTCTGAGGTGTTTAGTATAGAAGTGATAAGTGTTATATTTTGTATCATCAGATAACTCGTTAAATCTGTAACACTTGCGGAACACGGAATATAGTGAATCTTTGGATATTCGAAGATTAGCCTTTGTTTCCACTCCATTCTTTGTAAATATAACTCTATCTTGTCTAATAATTCCTTGGTCGATAAGCGTGAATGTTTCTTCTCTGCTAGCTTTGAACTCGCCAATAACAGGGTTTTTACTTTGAAGATGGAACGGCTTTGAACAGCGTTCTTGTAGCATTTTTGGTAGACCCATATTGCCTGACACATATTCTGCAACATATTTTGCGGTGTTTGGATTGCAATATTTAATGTGTTTTTTGGTACGCCAAGTATCCGCAAACGGCGTAAACGTATATTCGTTAAACTTACCGGGTTCTTTTTCGAAAAGACCCCAGGATTCAACGATGAGATTTTTAATCTGAGTGCCGAGTTCTTTGGAATCAAAGAAGATAATACCGTGGTAATGTGGACGTTTTGTAACTGGTCCATATTCGGACGAGATGTAGTAGCGAATTTTTTTGTCATTGTCTGAAAGATTTAATTTGTCAATTTTTTTGCGTAAACGTTTGAGAAAGTTCTGTATGTCTTTCTTACATACAACTGCGAATTGAACATCTTTTTTATTTTTCTGCTCGTTTTTCTCTATTTCGGGAATTGTAGTATCATTAGAATATCGATACTTATGGTCTAATCCTTTAGAGTTATAGGGTGTAGAATCGTGCATACTTGCAGTTCTACCAATGTGTTTAAATTGTGTTTTGCCGTGTTTATCCTTGAACATTTCCATACGTGGTATGAATTCATTACTATATGTAAGTGTGAAAAAGACACTATATATATGTTGTTCGATTTCTTTACGTACTCTTTGAGATTGTGAACTAGCTTTCACATTCATGCAATACTCGCATTTCCTGCAAGGTACTGATTCATAAGCATTAGTATATTTGTTGAATATAATACTTGGATGAAGACAACCGAATAAATTTTCGGTTAATTGAAATTCTTTATCTGCAAAAGATTGTTTATCGGTTAAATTATTCATAGAGTAAGTGGCATTTATCTGTTAATTTCACCTCAGGGTGCTGAGGATGATTAGAACATATAAAGCCGGTAAGGTGTCCACTGCTACTAAAATTAACCACACACCAAGAACACTCACCACAAGTAAGAGTATAAGTACTTGTTTCATTGAAATTATCGGCTATATCAAAGTTCATGCCACAAATATAGGTTTTTTGTCCTGAACTGCAATATAATTAGTAGTATGATTAACGTTAATTAATATTTATATTTATTTAGCAATAGTTTTTGTTTTAAGCATTGGCTATTAAACATTGCTCTGAAAACTGAACATTGCTCTTATACGAGGTGTCAGTTTTCCCTCTTTAGAACAAGCAAAGAGGGAAAAAAGCGGAGGTTTTTTCATTTTTACGGCTTAAAAAGCCTTTTTTTTGACGTATAAGGGGCGCTTTAATTCCTACATGTCGCATTCGCTCATTTCGTCATACGAGGGCAAGCCCTAGCGCCTTTACCGCTATCGCTCTGTTGTGCTAGACGCTATGGGAGGCATTAGAAATGCCCCCTATA